GGTGAGGAGGGCACTAGCTGCCAGGAAAGAAGTCGTTCAGGCGATCATGGAGCATCGGTATGTGAATGGGGACAAGCGCCTGGAAAATGAGTCCCCATAAAGAAAACACCGATTCAGGGGGAGGGGAGGTTGCATTTTATTCATTCTTATGCATAATATAGCATATGAGCATGCGAAAAACACCACAAAGGACATCTTTCACGTTTCCGCCTGAAATGACCACCCTTTTGCGTAGCCTTTCCGAGAAGGAGGATCGGAAGATGGTGAGTATCATGACTAGAGCCCTGCGCATTTACGCGGCGCTGTCTGAAGATGACGTGGTCCAACTTTTACACCACCCTCAACCTAAAGAACAAGGAGCTTAGAACAATGACAAAAGCAAAAACAGAGACAAGAGCCGTGGCGATTTCGTCTGTAGACCTTTCTTCCTATGTGGCTGTTTCTACCCCCGCCCAGGAAATAGCAGAGCTGTTTACTGATAACTTCGGCGGAGAGAAACTGGATGTGTTCAGTCTTACGACCATCAAGGTCCCATCAGGGGGGGCGCAGCAATGGGAAATCCCGACTCTCGATGGACAAGAGTACGATTCCACCATTCAGGGCGTTATCGTGGGCATCCAAAAAAGCCGCTCTTACTGGGCACAGGGGCTTGACGATGGAGACGGCAGCGCTCCTCCAGACTGTCAATCGCCGGACCTTGAGACCGGCGTAGGGGCTCCAGGCGGACTCTGTGACTTGTGTCCCTTTAATGCCTGGGGATCTGCTGGTGCAGGAAAGGCGTGTAAAGAAAAGTGGAAGGTATTTGTTTTACGTGAAACATCTTTACTTCCCGTCGTTGTCGATTTCCCGCCGACCTCCCTTCGTGCTATGAACCGCTATCGTCTGGCTTTGACAGAACAAAACTTAAGAATCGCGGATGTGGTGACTGCCTTTAGCCTGGAGCGAGAAAAGTCCAACAGCGGGATTACCTACAGCAAAATTCTTTTGCAGTACGTAGGGAAGGTGGACGAAAACAGCCGAGAATCGCTGCGTAGGTACACCAAATCTTTTTCCCCCATGATTGCGGCAGCTTCGGTCAAGCAGGTAACAGCTGCGCAGCCCACACATGAGGGGCCACTACGGAGCTTCGATCCACAAAAAGCAAAAGAACAAGCGCTCGGGCTGCAGGCTTCCGATACTACTGCAAATGGCATTGATCATACAGGATTCGACGATCCTTGGTCTGAAGACGTAGATATGGAGACGAGTATTCCTTCTCAAGAAGACTAAACACCAGTAGAAGATAACTAAGGGGGGGCCTAGGCCCCCCCCTTAGTTTGGTGTGAGGAGAAGGAGAGGGAGATGTCTGATGCCACATACACATTTTTAGAGCCTATTTTCGACACCCTACCTGATGATCTGGATTTTCTGCTCTGGGTCCTGAATCCTGACAATAAGGCCGATCACAGTAGTTTTTTTGTCCATGACCTGGAGGCGGCACAGACCATAGTAAAGGAATACTCCTCCTGGCATGTCTATTACGGAGTAGGACTTCGCGAACGACAAAGTCAACAAAGGCCCCGCTGGCGGGGTGCATCAGCCGATGTGAGGGCTTTATTGCTTCTCCACGGTGACGTGGACATTGCCCACCCAGAAGCCCACAAAAATGAAACCCTGCCTCCTGATACTGAGACAGCTCGACGCATCATTGATGCGGTCGAGCTGAAGCCATCTTATTTGATCCACTCAGGCTATGGATTACAGCCGCTATGGGCGCTAAAAGAGCCGGAGCTGCTTGTGTCCGCGGAAGATCGTTTTGCAGCGCATGACGTGGCTAAGCGCCTCCATGCGGCTCTTGCAGCCGCAGCATGGCGTATCGGCAAGTACAGCGTAGATGCTACGCACGATTTAAGCCGAGTATTACGCCTACCAGGCTCACGAAACCACAAAATAATCTCGAGCCCAGTTCCCTGTACGATTATAGAAACAGGGCCTCTCTACGCTGGTTTGGGCGATTTCTTAGATGTCCTCCCTCCAGTAAAAGATGCGGCTCCTGAGTCGGCGCTCGAAAAGGTCAAGGGGCAGATCCAAGGGTTAACTTTCTCCAGCGGAAATGTGAGCCCGAACGCATTCAAAATTCTTGATCTCGACCCGCGATTCACCAAGACCTGGGAAAAACGTAGACGAGACCTGGGGGATGGGTCCCAGTCAGCATATGATTTTTCGATTGCCCTGCAAGCGCTGTACGGAGGATGGTCGCCGGAAGATACCCTCGCGCTTATGTATGAGTTTCGCAAGCAATACAGAAACGAACATCGGCTAGCATATTACCTATTCACCCTAAAAAAGGCCATATTTGCCGTTTCCCGCAAAGAAGAGGAGTTGGCGGTAGTCACAGCGTATACTTCAGAAAGACTTGCTGAGCAGGCACAGGAGGAGCAAGAATCAGGGCGTAGCGCGGATGAAGAAGACCCGAGCCAGCTGTATGCTCAAATTGAGTCCTTTCTCGGGCTTCAGGAAGGCAGCGTCTACACCCAAGAATGCCGCGTCATACACATTGCTTTGATCGTGATCGGGTCTGAACGATGTTATCAGTTTACGGTTCAAACTCCAGACGGTCCCCAGCTCGTCAAATTTCAGGGTGAGAAGCTCCTTGATACCATGCACGTCTTTTCCCGCTTTGGCTTCGTTGTACACCACATCAATACGCAGCCTGTACGTGTTGCCCGACCGACATGGATTAGGCTCTTAAATCGTCTCTTTGCGATTATCCAGGAGGAGGAATATGAGGAGCTGGCATACGGCACCCGCCTCCAAGCAATCCTTGTGGCTGCACTCCGAAACACGTCACATCACTCCAAAAGAGAATCGTGCATCCAAAGTTACGACAATGGGCACGCTTTTGTGTTTGAAGGCCACTACTATACGACCTTTGAATGGCTCCGCCAGATCATCCAGAAGCTCGATCCAGAATGGAAACGATCTGATCTGAGCGCAGAGGTACGGAAGCTCGATGGCGCTCGACAGTCGAGTAAACAGGGCACAAGGAGACGGGTCCGGTACTGGGTTATTCCGCTGACTTCGTTTGATGGGACCCTCGTGCCAGAAGGAAAAGAAGATGAAACGAAGCCAGAACAAACGTACCACTGACGCACACCAACACTACATAGGGGGCAAAAACAGAAAAAAAATAAAAAAAACTTTTTTTTTCTTCAAAAACTGGTGCACAGGTGTGACATTTGCCTCTAAGTGCTTGATTCTATTGAGGATTACGCGCCACACGAAGGCAGGGAACTGGTGTGACATTGTTACATCTGTCACACCAACTAGCGCGAAAACCACGCAATTATGCAAGAAAAAGTGAGAAAAAACGGTTTACAATTGAGGATTACGCGCCACACGAAGGCAGGGAACTGGTGTGACATTGTTACATCTGTCGTGCCTAATTTATAGGTACGTCATAGAAGAGAAGGGGCACATATGCAGCTGGATCAAGAGTCAAATGTCGTGTTGATGATGGGGCCGCCTGGGTGTGGAAAAACGACTGCCCTGGTGGAGTCTGCCCGTAAGGCAGTCCGCAGATATCAGCGGAATGATGCGCTTGTCATTGTGAGCATGACCAATGCAGCCGCAAATGAACTCGCCTCTCGTGGACTGCCTGTCGTGCGCGATCATGTCGGCACCTTGCACGCCATCTGCTATCGGGAAATGGGGCGGCCTGAGTTGGTGAATGGGCATATCGCAGAGTGGAACGCGGATAATCCAGGCTGGGAGATGGCAGTCAGTACGCGGATTCGTTCGCCAGAAGACGATGAGGAGGTGTCGATTGAGCGCAGTAGCGGGGGCAAGGGTGATGACCTGCTCGATCAGTATGATCTGAACCGGCATCAGATGATCCCCCGAGGAGCGTGGACAGAAAGTGTCCTTGCGTTTGCTCATCTGTGGGAAGAGTGGAAAAGAGAAAACGGCCTGATTGATTTTACCGACATGATCGAGCGGTGGTATTTGGACTACGAAGGGATGCCGTTTGGAGCGAGTTTGTTGATGGTGGATGAGGCTCAAGATTTTTCAAAGCTGGAGTTTTCGGTCGTCTCTAAGATGGGGCAATATGCAGATTTTGTCTTGATTTGTGGGGATGAAGATCAGTGCCTCTACCAGTGGAGGGGTGCCGACCCTGAGAGCCTGATAAACCAGACGCCTCGTGAATGCCGTATCCTGGATCAATCGTACCGACTGCCTCCTCAAATTCATACGCACTGTCAAGCCTGGGTCCATCTCATTTCTGATCGCATTGAGAAGCCGTATGCTCCGTATAAAGGGCGAGGGGAGGGTGAGGTCTCGCAGCAGTCATGCAACTGGCACGCCCCTCACGAACTTTTATCTCTACACGAACAGGCCGAGAAACAGCGTAAATCATTGATGATCCTGGCCGCATGTGGCTACCAACTCGACCCGCTTATCAAGCGATTTAGAGAGGAAGGCATTGCCTTTGCCAACGCGTACCGCCCGACAAAAGCCCGTTGGAATCCGCTATCACGTCCTAGTAGGGGTATCGCTACAGTAGATCGCTTAGTCTCTTTCCGCGCGCCTCACGAGGACGAAACAGGTCGGTTGACGTGGACTTGGGATGAGTTGCGTCGATGGGCTTCTCTTGTCCAGGTAAAAGGCGTCTTCCAACGAAATACAAAAGCACGGCTCAAGACGGATACCCCTCCTACCACGACAGAAGACTTGCCGCTTGATTATATTGCGTCCCTGTGTGATCCCGCAGCACTGGAGCCTCTTTTGAATGGGGACTTAGTCTGGCTCTTAGACCATGCTCTAGATTCTCACCAAGCACGGATCGACTATTTCGCACGTGTTCATCAAAAGAGCGGTATACACGGGTGGAAGGTCCCAGAGAACCGTCCCGCCCCGGGTGTACCCACTATCGGCACGATTCACTCGGTGAAAGGAGGAGAGGCCGATTGGGTCTACGTCTTTCCTGATCTGTCGTATAGCGGGTGGGAGTCTTGGACGGGCTCCATAAAAAGCCATGACACTGTCCTACGCCAGTTTTATGTCGCCGTTTCTCGGGCGAAGGAACATCTTTTCTTAGGGGGCGGTGGCTCTCACCAGGCGGTAGCCTGGTAAGGATTACCTAGTATGGATTTTAAAGTTGACATAGAAACGATCATAGGTATTGCCATTGCTACTTGCATCGTAGTTTTTTTTCGAGGCATGTATAGGAGGGAAATTACAGTGACCCCGACACAACAAAAAGAAGCCGCCTATGCCAGAATGGCGGAGGATCTCGGGAAATATGCGGAGCAGGATGCGGAGTGGTGTGATGCCGACGACCCCCGATGGCAAAAAGCGCGGGTGCTGGATAATAAACTTGTAGCGGCTCGAACAGATCCGACTATTGATACCCGAGCATTCCGGGTGCTGACTACTCAGATGAGTGTTTTGTATGTGAGAGGAGAATAACAATCTGATAAACTGCTCGCATTACAGGAGCAGGCAAGCAGGGATGGGGTCCAAAATGAAGATTCCAGAGATTTCACATACGATGAAAGAGATCCTGCAAAATAGGGTTTTGACAGGCGAGCAAAGACTTGCCTGGGCTGTTCTTGAGAACGCATACCGGGCCTATTTTCGGCCTTGTCCTCAGAATGTGGCAAAGGCAACCATATCGCGCTATACAGATGAGCAAGAGGAAGCTCATCTGTGGTTTAAAAGCACAAAGGATATGCCCTTCAGCTTTGAATGGATCTGCTTAATGCTGCATGTTGATTCCTCGTATGCACGCCGGATGCTTTTAGGAGGGGACTCATGCGTCGATCAGATGTGTCTTCAGAAGATACAGGCCATGCCCTCCTCGTTGCCCGTATCCGGGGGGTGTTAGTGGACTATAGGATAGAAACACTTCACTATCAGGATTCTCTTCATACGATAGCGAGCCTGACAACAGATTTTGCCGAGGCAATTAGTTTAATTTTGATAGAACAGCAGCGGGTTGTAGGCATAAAGAAACTAGGCATGAAAGGTCTAGATTTTGAGCCGACTAAGACGAAAATGAGCCGAGCAACTCAGTCGCTGGTTCAGTCTTTACAGTGCCCCGCCCGAACACGCAAAGGGTAAAAGAAGAGACCAAGGAGTGAATTATGCGACTATCTTTTACTATAGGGGCCGCAGTCGTAGGACTAGCATACGCTGCTAGCATCTCTGGGAGTTGTGTCCCTCTCACAAAAACGGGACATCTTGCAGTTGATATGGCGACACGAAGCCTCGACCGTCTTGCTGCCTATGAACGCGCGTTGCAGGATTATTATTGCACCTTGCCCGAGCTAGCACGTCTTACCTATCGGGAGCATAGAGAGGCTGATGGTCGTTTTCTGCGCATTGACTGCGCTCGGGCAAAGGCATTTATTCGGACGGATACGATAGGAACGGAGCCATAGAAAATTATATACCGTGGTGGGGTGCCTCTTGAGGTAGAAAGGAGAGGAGCATGGAACACAATTTTGCAGAGGCATTGAAAAAGATTCTCAGGTACGAAGGGGGGTATGTCGATCATCCTGCTGATCCTGGAGGCGCGACAAATAAGGGGATTACACTGCGCACCTTTCGACGTGCCTGTGGGCGTACTCGGACAAAAGACGATCTGAGAAACATCTCACCGGGAGCCGTTGCCCGTATCTATCGTAAACGATACTGGGAGGTGTGTGCTTGTGACCGCTTGCCGACCGGGATTGATCTGATTGTTTTTGATCAGGCCGTTAATTCTGGGCCTGGAAGATCTGCCCGTTGGCTGCAAAAAGTGCTGGGTGCTACGCAGGATGGAAAAATTGGGCCGCGTACCCTGCGTGCAGCTGCACGGGCACGCGCCTCGGACGTAGTCACGTCCATGTGTGAGGAGCGACTTGATTTTCTTAAGCGAGCGCGGCAGGGTACGCTCTGGCCGGTTTTCGGGCGGGGGTGGTCTACTCGCATCCGCGCCGTCAGAAAAGCAGCTATGACCTGGATCTCGTAGAGTGAAAGAGAATATTAAGCGTAACCTCTGGCAGCTCTGCAATTACATCCACTAGTGACGTTATCCTGATCAACCAAAATAGATCGTCCTGCCCCATAAGCGCGCAAAGAGTGGCCCAACATGCCTCGCCCGCGCTCGGTGCCGAGGTTGGCATTCTTTGGATCAGGTATGTCATCTGTGACGCGCGCCATGGACACCGCCCCCCTTTCGGTACAGCTGCAGACGACACCGGCCTGAGCAGGTATGCCGATTCTTATTTTTAGCCCAAAACAGCTCCGTACACCAGGCACACTGATGCACGGTCTCTACGATGGTCACCGTCACTTGACGTGTCCGCTTTTCTCCTAGAACAGAAGGTTTCTCATCCATACGGTGAAAATAGCCTTAAAATCAGTGCCAGTCAACAAAAAAAGAGTTTCTGTAACAAAAAAAAGAGTTCTGTAACAAAAAAAAGCTTGACATTGGGAAAAGAATCGGCTAATATTGTTTCAGAGGGTAGGAAAAAGAAAACAAACCAAGGAGAAACACATGCACACGAAAGCACATGCCGGACACGATTCTAGCGACTTCGAGACCACAGGCAAAATCGTTGAGATGTTGACCACTGAGTCATTCGGACGGGGCAGCGTGATATGGACACGCGCATACGATCCAGACGATGAAGTCGACTTCGACGCCATGATAGACGAGCGAGCGGCCTTTGCTAAGCGAAATGCCTTGAAAATAGTCCTTTTGTAAAGGAGATCACAATGACGAAAAAATACGCCCAGGAAATAACAGCCATCTACGCGGATGACCGAGGCACCGCCCGAGAAATCGGTAGTCAGTGGCTCTACTCCACAGACCTCACACACGCCCGCATCAAAACTGTCTAGGCGACTCACTCAGCCCCCTCATAGAGGGGGCTGGCCTGAGTCACCCTCTAACTAAGAAAAGGAGAAACCCCATGATGAAACGACACGAAGGCAAAATAAAATTGACTGACGGCTTTATCCCAGGAAAGAAGGCCCCCAGGTCACGAAGCAAGCGTGCTAATCTATTTGAAAAAATCACTGTCACAAACAGTTTCCATGGCACGTCTTGTACTATCAAGACGCTTGTATCTGGACCAGATTTACTCGTCACTGAGTCCCAGGCCAAGAAAACCCACGACCAACTTTGTGGTAGTGAAACATGCCTCTGTGGCAACAGCCTCGGCCAGTTTCCTGTCCCCACAAATGTCACTCCGACCGCAGGCGGCTATCTGATCCGAAAATAATTCATTCAGTCTGTCCACTGGGCAGGCTGGCCTGAGTTAACCTCTAACTAAAAAAAGGAGAAACACCATGAAAGTCCCGTCTTTTTCCCCACGGCAAAAAAAGCAAGGCATCGAAAATTGGTATCGCATTATACAACCTCCTCTCCCTAACGCCCCGTGGTTCCTCGCTGCCTGCACCCAGGGGGAGGACAAGCCCCACCAGGCAGGGACCTTTTCTACCTACAAAGAGGCGCGCTCGTACGCTCAAGAATTATATCCTCAGCATACGGATTTGACGTGATGACGTATTCCTATTCCTATCAGTCTTTTTTAGAGGCCAAGAGACACCAGAATACAGGCGATGGTTTTGTTCCTATTTCACTCTCTTCTGACCTAAAGGATTTTCAGCGACTCCTGACAGAGTGGGCAATCAGACAAGGGAGAGGGGCAATTTTTGCAAACACCGGATTAGGCAAAACAGTGATGCAACTGGTATGGGCAGAAAATGTGGTTGCCTATACCAATCGGCCGGTACTCATACTCGCTCCTTTGGCCGTATGCCCGCAGACCGTACAAGAAGGGGAAAAATTTGGTATAGAGTGCCATCATAGTAGAGATGGCACGATCAAGCCGGGAATCAATCTAACAAATTATGAGAAGCTTCATCATTTCCAGGCGGACGATTTTTCTGGTTTGGTGTGTGATGAGTCGGCGATATTAAAAAGCTTTGACGGCATAAGACGTGCAGCGATTACCGAGTTTATGCGACGGTTGCCGTATCGACTCCTCTGTACCGCTACCCCCTCCCCTAACGATTATGTCGAGCTGGGAACAAGCAGTGAGGCACTTGGGCATCTAGGCCATATGGACATGCTCACTCGATTCTTTAAAAACAAACAAAATACGATTGATACAAAAGGTCATTATCGCGGACATGCTGCGCCGCGTATGTTTGAGGGGCAACAGTGGCGCTTTAAGGGACACGCAGAAGAACCTTTTTGGCGATGGGTGTGTTCGTGGGCGCGTGCCGTTCGGTCCCCATCTGACATGGGATGTGAAGATTCAGAGTTTCTTTTGCCTCCTTTAAAAGAACAACAACACATGGTCATAAACCGGAAACAGCGGGATGGCATGTTGTTTACACTGCCTTCTGTTGGGCTTCGGGAGCAACGCGAAGAACGCCGCCTGACTATATCGGAACGATGTGAAAAAGCCGCTGATTTGGTCAATGATGGAAAGACGGCTGTGGTCTGGTGTCATTTGAATGCTGAAGGAGACTTATTAGAAAAACTCATTACTGATGCCATTCAGATCAGCGGGAAAGATAAGGACGAAATGAAAGAGGAGAAATTTGATGCGTTTCGGACGGAACAGGCGCGGGTTCTTGTCATCAAGCCAAAAATTGGTGCTTGGGGACTCAACTGGCAGCACTGCGCTCATGTCGTGACATTTCCCAGTCATTCCTTTGAACAATATTATCAGTCCATTCGCCGCTGTTGGCGGTATGGGCAGACACAATCTGTGACGGTGGATATCGTGACGACAGAAGGAGAACGTGATGTTCTCCAGAATTTGCAGCGGAAGCAGGGAGCAGCTGATCGCATGTTTGCGTCTTTAGTGGACAATATGAGTCACGAACTGATTATTGAACCTGTCTCATCTTTTACCGTCCCAGAGGAGAATCCATCATGGCTGTCATAGAACAAAAAATCACGGATCGGTATGCCATTTATAATGGGGACTGCTGCGAGGTCATGCCGACGTTACCAGCAGAAAGCATCCATCTATCTGTCTATAGTCCGCCTTTTGCAGGACTATATCACTACTCTTCGTCTGATCGAGACCTGTCCAATGCCCGGAGTTACGAGGAATTTTTTGAGCACTATGCTTTTGTGGTGCAAGAATTATATCGGTTGACAATGCCCGGACGTATTACGGCGGTCCATTGTATGGACGTGCCTTCTGGGAACTCGGGATGCGACCATTTGGTGGACTTCCCCGGAGATGTGATTCGATTGCATGAGAAAATCGGGTTTCAGTACACAGGTCGGTATGCCATCTGGAAAGAGCCGTTGGCCGTGCGCAATCGAACCATGGCGAAGAACCTGGCCCATAAGACCATTGTGGATGATTCCTCGCGGTGTAGCGTGGCGTCCGCAGATTATCTGTGTGTGTTTCGACGGAAGGGAAAGAATCCTATTCCGATTAGTCATCCCGAGGGGCTGACTGAATATGCGGGAGAACGACAACCTCCGTCGTCTGTTCTGGAGTATCGTGGATGGACAGGAAATCAAATTGAAAACAAGTTCTCACATTGGATTTGGAGACAGTATGCGTCCGCGTTCTGGGATGATGTACGGCTGCATCGAGTACTTCCGTATAAGGCATCCAAGGAGGAGGAAGATGAAAAGCATGTCCATCCTCTGCAACTGGATGTAATCGATCGTTGTCTGACGCTGTGGTCGAATCCTGGCGAGATTGTGTTGACTCCTTTTATGGGGGTAGGGTCAGAGGTCTATTCTGCTGTATCACAGCAACGTCGATCGGTGGGAGTTGAATTAAAACCGACGTATTATCGACAATCCTGTCAGAACTTGGCGTTATTGCACTCCCAACAGACGGAAGTTCTACCCAGTGGACAGCTACTGTTTTCTGATCTGAATACAGAGGAAGATGTGGCATGATTGATCTACGTCAAATACAAGCGGACCATAAAAAATGGCAAGATCAAAACTTTCCAGGGTGGGAGCCGTGGGAGTGTTTGGTTGGTGCTCAGGAAGAACTCGGAGAGCTATGCCACGCATTTCTGAAAGGGCATCAAGGGATACGGGGAAAAAATTTAGATGATGAGGTGTTCCCAGATGAGGCGCGGGACGCGATCGGCGACACCATCGTTTTTCTGATGGGGTTGTGTAATGCATATGGATGGGACCTGGAAAATATTCTTGAAACGACGTGGCAGGACGTGTCACAAAGAAGATGGAGGTGATATGCAGCGACCGTCTCCTTTCTTTGTGTGTGGGCATCCGAAGGTAGAAGAAAACATATTCTGGAGGTTATCTCGTGTTCGATTCACACGAGAATGTCGGATCTGTCGCCGGAGACGAAAATCTCAAGATAAGCGTGTAAAAAAACACTGGCGTATTGAATTTTGTGAGTTATTGCGCGACATTGAGGGTCTGATGAAAAGGAGTTCAGCGTGAATATTACAAAAGACAACACTCGATACACATATACTGGGGGCAGCGTTCCGTTTGGTGTCCCCATCCCCTTGTTTGAAGGCTGACATGATGCACGCTATTTATGTGGTGAGCACGTTTCGGGTATTCTCTTTCTCTTCCTCAGAACGGAACGCTAATAGCGTGCATCATACCAGCCTTCAAATGAAGACGACATGTGTGAAATAATTTCTTTTGTTAGGATTAAATAATGCGTCCGGACAATATTGCGCTGTCAAAAATCCAAGTACTGACTAACAATGCCAAGTTGCACGATATAGATTTGATACAGTCTTCGGTGGAGCGTTTTGGATTCATTGAGCGGATTGTGGTCAACGAAATTACGGGCCATGTATTATCTGGTCACGGCCGTGCGGATTCCTTACGGACCCGATTTGAACAAGGATTGTCCCCGCCAGAAGGGATCACCGTCTCCAAAAAAGAATGGTTGGTGCCTGTTGATTATGTTCAGATTCCGGAAGCAGAAGAAGAAGAAGCGGCGCTTGTGTTGAACCGCGCCGTTGAAAAAGGCGGGTGGAACGACGCTGTTCTGAGCGAGACCCTACAGGGACTTGCTATGGATGACAGTTTGGATGGGTTGGGGTGGGATATGCAGGAAGTGGATCGTCTTGTCCAAAATTTGGAGGGGGAACGGATCGTTTCTGAGGTGGCAGACCGAAAGGCAGCCGAAGAAAAAGAGGCCGTTGTCCACGCGCCCGAGGATGACCCCGAAGCAATTAGTAGCATTCATGCTTTCCGAAGTGATGTAATGTTTCCAGGTACCAATCCCTGGGATATTCCTGATATACGTGCAGATCGTCTCAGTTCTTTAACACCCCATCTTATTTGGGCCAAGCAGCCGATACTGGATAGCGCTGACACGTTGTTTTTGTGGGGCACAAATGCGTTTCCCCCGGAAGCAAAGGGCGGTGTGTTGGGATTCTTTGTGGACGATGGACGATTTACCACGGCCTGGACCGAAGCAGCAGATATCCTTAATAAGCTTGCGCGATTTGGATGGGGTGCGGTCTTGCCGCGCAGATTTCTCATTGTGGCGCAATTGGCCGTTGGTGATTCAAATGTATAATCACTATCGGTCACGGTGGTGTGCGCGATTTTGGCAAGAGGCAGGGCTGGATATTATTCCGATCCTGAGATGGTCGGATGCCCGGACATATGAATGGGTATTCACAGGTATTCCGCAACATGCGCCTGTAGTCGCTGTGGAGTGCCGCTCTATTAAGAGTAAAGAAAATCAAGGGTTATATTTAGAGGGAATATGTGAAGGCATCCGGCAGACACAACCCGAAAAATTAGTGATATACGGCGGGGCCGATCATCGAACGTGGTTAGAGCCTCATTTGACGGAGACCGAAGTGGTGTGGTTGGAGTCTTGGACAACGGTGCGCAGACGTGTAAGATTGAGAGCGGATAAATCTGTAAAATGAAGAAGGGAGGTGAGTGCATATGAAGAAACACAAACAGATGCAGATCAAACGTGGAGGCCGCGGGGGCGGATCATCTTTTACTAGCGGCGTGTTGTAAGTCAGTGACAGGGTACGATTTTAGAGTACCCTGTCCGATATAAGGATAATACATGGCGGAACGAGGACGGAAAGGGAAATATACACCTGATCGGATAGGAAAGATTATGGAAGGTCTCAAGTCCGGGATGACTCGACGCGCGGCGGCTGCGTATGCAGGTGTGTCTCAAGATGTCATTTATGACTGGATCAATAAGAAGGCCAATTTTGCCACACAAGTGATGGAAGCCGAGAACATAGCAGAATCACGTTACACTTCCGTCATTGTGAAAGCAGCTTTCGGTCATGATGTGACGGTGGAGAAAACCGTCACACGGCCAAATGGTGATATCATTACAACAGTAGAAACGAAACGCGAATATGACTGGCAGGCTGCTAAGTGGTGGCTGTCTCGTCGGCGTCGGCAGGACTATGGTGACACACTGAATGTGAACCTTGACAGTGAAATTGAT